TATCGTAAGAAAGGTAGATTTGCCAGAGGTACATTGAATGACATATGGCAGATCAATAGAGAACGTGGTAAGGGTGGCCATGGCGCTATATTTCCACAGGAGCTAATAACAAAGATATTAGTAAACTTCTCAGACGAAGGAGATGTAATATACGATCCTTTTATGGGTACAGGAACGACTGCACTCGTCAGCAAAAACCTAAATAGAAATTATATAGGTAGCGAACGAAGTGAACACTATATAAAGGTAGCAGAAGATAGATTGTTTCAACCATTGGAGATATTCAAATGACACTAACACTTTATTCCCAAGACAGATGTAACTGGTGCGACAGACTAAAAGAACACTTGACGACATGGGGTTACGAATACAAAGAGATTAACATCTCAGAAGAAGGTAGTGCTCTTGCAAAAGACTTTCTAAAACATCAGGGCCACAAAACAGTTCCACAACTGTACCAAGGTCAAAACGATATGTTACAGGGAAACTCTGCATTACTCACAAAGGGTTTACTCGAATCAAGAATTGTGGTAGAATACCCAGATATAGCAGAAGCGAGTTTTTAATGAATCCATTTGAATATGTTAACTCAATCAATATGACCAAGAAGGATATAATGATTGACGATCTTTCCGAGAAAGCATATGCACCATTTATGATCAATAGATCCTTATCATATTTTAATGATACTGTTCTCATGGCAAATGAAATGAATATAAAACACCATCTTGACGCAAAACTACAATACCAATTTCTTATAAATATTGTCAGGAAAAGAAAACGCTTTTCCAAGTGGATTAAACCTGAGTTAGACAATGAAATCGAAGTGGTTAAAGAGTATTATGGTTATAGCAATGCAAAAGCACACCAAGTTCTACCGCTTCTCTCAAAGTCGCAACTCGCGATATTGAAAGAAAAGGTGAACAAAGGTGGAAAAAGAAAATAATAATAACGTCCATTGGACTCCATCCAACATGCTAGAGATTACTTTAAACGAACCAGATGACTTTCTGAAGGTTCGGGAAACACTTACTCGTATTGGTGTAGCATCACGGAAAGACAAGAAACTGTTTCAGTCTTGTCACATACTACACAAACAGGGAAGGTACTTCATAGTACATTTTAAAGAACTTTTTTTACTGGATGGCAAAAAATCAAACCTAGAAGAGAATGACATAGAACGTAGGAACACTATTGCTACGCTACTGAGTGATTGGGGATTGGTTACATTCGCAGTACAACAAACATTACCTGTAGCACCATTGCGACAGATTAAAATAATACCGTTTAAAGAGAAACCACAATGGGAACTCTGTCCAAAGTATAATATAGGAAATAAATGACGTGGATTAGTAAAAGGTTTGATAAGACTATTAGGGAGAAAGGCCACTATCAATGGCGGTTCGGAGATCGAAACTTAGAACTCGATTGGAACTTAATGGTCAATCTGTTTGATAATCATCCTATGAATAAGGTCGGTGGCAATGTAACTAAGATGAATTATACTTTATTACAATTTGAAAGACGTCCATCAGCTCCCAAACAGTTATTGAATATGGTGGAACAGTTAAAGAAAAAGTTCCATAAAAATACAATATCTTTAATTTGTTTTGGTTCGTTTGGTAAAACTGCACAGAGTTTTAATATCCACAGAGATACGATGGATGTGATATACATGCAAGGATTGGGTGAAGTAGATTTATCTATCTGGAAATGGATAGGCAAGGACGGTATAAGATTACCAGACAACATCGATCACGATAGAGATACAAACGTGAAGCAGGTATTTAAAAAGAGATTTAAGAAATATGACATCATATGGATTCCAAGAGGAACATACCACTTGATCCAGCCAGTGGGTACTAGAACTGGTTTCTCATTTGGTGTAGAAGGAGATCCAGACCCGTCAACATACATATGATGTATTATTACCACAGTGCATAACGAATATGCATAAAGGTATTGACTTTAGGGTCAAAAAGGTTTATATATACTACAGAGTTGCAGAAAATCTGGACTCGTACATCTTGCTTGCAAAAGGAGAAAACAATGACAGGCGTACAATCACTATTTCCCCGTGGATCATTCATAGGCTTTGACCACTTATTTTCAGAACTAGATCATGTCACACGACATGCAAACGATCACTATCCCCCACATAATATTGTAAAGGTTGATGAAGAAACATTCTTGATCGAACTTGCGGTAGCGGGATTTTCCAAAGATGAACTGGACATCCAGTTTAAGGATCGGACACTAACTGTAACAGGGGAACATGTCAGCAAAGGTAGAGAGTTTATTCATCGTGGTATATCTACGAAGAAATTCAAACGCACCTTTAGGTTGTCAGAATATGTAGAAATACACGGAGCAGATCTAGTGGATGGAGTTCTAGCAATAGACTTGAAGTTCGTACTTCCCGAAGAAATGCGTCCTCGCAAAATTAACATTGGTAACAGCGAGGAAACCAAACATGACACTAAACAACAGCTTAACGAGACTAGTTAGTCCATTCGTATGGTTAGGTAAGAATATCCAAGAAGGAAGACAACGAACTGCGAATATAGAGATTGCAAAAATGTTACAATCAACTGAATACAGACGAGAGTCAGTAGACACAGTTTATAGAGCATTATGCGACCACGATCTGAGTTCGCTTCGAGGATATAATACCAAATGATCAAGAAAATACTAGGATGGTTTAAACTACCTTCAATCGATCTACACGAAGAATACCTATCAAGGTCAGTAGACATGTGCGATTTAGAACGAAGACTAGAAAAATTAAGACATAATCCCCATATTGTATGGTGATAAATAAGGGTAGACTGTAATGGTCTACCCAATTTTATTACGTGAGGTGTGTTTATGAAAGACAACAAATCTGAAGGTTCCCCTGTTATTGCTCCTTCCTCTACCGAACATGCGATTTATGATACAATTGTAGACGCTTGCAAATCTGTTTATGACCCAGAAATACCTGTAAACATTTATGATCTTGGTTTGATTTATACAATAAACATTAATGAAGATAGTGATGTTGAAGTAAAAATGTCATTAACGGCACCAGGATGCCCCGTAGCAGGAGAGATGCCTGTATGGGTTGCTGAGGCTATAGAACCACTTCCTGGCGTTAAAAGCGTAAATGTTGAACTTGTATGGGAACCTCAATGGGGCATGGATATGATGTCTGATGAAGCACGATTAGAATTGGGATTCAATTCGTGGTAGTGTTTAACATTACAGGAAAAGACCATTACAGTCTATTCAATTTTATTACATGAGGTGACAATATGGAATATGAAGAAGAAGACTGGGGAGAAGAAGATTACTCTGAGTTTGATTACTTAATGACCGCCTTAACCATCTATTGTATAACCGATATGACTAAAGAACAATATTGGAATATAATAAATCACGTAGGTGACGGATTTGAGTTTGACGCAGCGGTGGATATACAGGCAAGACTAAATGATGTGGTTAGGCTACACAATGAAAAGATATTGACACCTTCTCAACTACAGAGGCTTGGATACAAAAGAAAGTTTATTAATGATACTAAAAGATGATGGGGAAACAACAGTAGATTACTTTTCGAAGTTTCCTTCTAATATTGAAAATATAGGATTAAGTCTATCGGGTGGAATGGATTCCGCATTGATCCTGTGGTGTCTCGTTGAGATGATCAAATGTAGAGGAGATTACTGGCGTGATGTAAAGATATGGTGTATGCATGGATACGACACTCATAGAACCAAAACACATTCATATGAAACAGCTCAAAACGTTTTAGACTGGGTAAAATGGTATCATAGAGACACTACTATAATCCAACCGTTACATGTATTTGCATATAACAAGACACGTTCAGATCAAAGTAAAATGCAGTTTCACAAACCCAATGAGGAATATCTAAAGAGAAGACGCAAATGTGATGTCGTTATCACGGGAATAACTCAAGACCATACAGGCCATGGTAGAACAAATAACCAAACCAATGCATACTTCAGTAACCAAGATCTTGCAGATGAAACCAAGATCAGCTGGAGATATCCATTTGGTGCTGTAAACAAAGAGTTTATTGCACACCAATATAAACATTACGAACTGCATGGTCTCAAGGCAATCACAGTGTCTTGTACTGCGGATTCTAAAACACCCTGTCAGAAATGTTTCTGGTGTCAGGAAAGATTCTGGGCATTTGGTGACTATGACGGTGGACAAAAGAAACGAATCGTGTTATAATAGTTACATGAGTTTTTATACATCCGTCGCCAGATATGGCAATCAAATATTATATCGTGGGTATACCGACAACGGTACACCTATATCACAGAAATACAAGTTCCAGCCAACTCTGTATGTTCCTTCAAACAAACCTAGTGAGTGGAAAACCTTGTTCGGACAGACTGTCCAACCAATGCATTTCTCCACCATGCGTGAAGCAAAAGACTTCCAGAAGCAGTATGAAGACGTAGACAGTTTCGAGATACATGGTAATGGTAACTTCATTCAACAGTTTATCACATCTAAGTTTCCCAAAGAGATTCAATGGAAACGCAGTGATATTAACGTGGTCAACTTCGATATCGAGGTTGCATCAGACGATGGGTTTCCCCATGCGGCTGAAGCACTACACCCAATTGTTTCTATTGCACTCAAGAGTTCCAAGTCGAACGTCTATCATGTCTGGGGTCTCGGTGACTATGACCATGAGAAGACACCACACAAACATCTAATCATACAGTATCGTAAGTGTAAGTCTGAGATTGAACTCATGGCAAAGTTCCTTGAACATTGGAGAAACGACTATCCAGATATTATCACTGGGTGGAACATACGGTTCTTTGATATCCCATACATCGTAAA